ATAGGAGTCATGGTTTACAGTCAGAAACAAGATCCATATGGAAATCCTGTTCAGAAAGTAAACTTAGACGATGGGAGAACAACTTGGTGGTCTCCAACCATTCAACAATAATAAATAAGTTATTATTTAAGATAAAAGATATACTTTTATCTGAGCCTGTAGATGTTGTTGAAAACGATGAACAAGCTATTTATGAGTGCACAACATGGGAGGTATCCTCTTCTCGAAGCGATGGTACTACTAAAATAGGTAGCGCCAATCTCATGATGTGCAACCATATAGTTATAAAAGCGTTACACGATATAAAAGACCCTCAACCGGTGCAAAACGCAAAAATGGTATTTGAAAAAATATTAATAAAACTAGAGGCAGAGCGACACATAAGACGACCTCCTCAAGAAAAAAGAAAAGGATTTAAACTTGTAAAAAATGACTGAGAAAAAAGAAAAGCCAGAACCAAAGGCGCTTGACCCACAGGATTTCAAAATAAAAATTAACGAAATTGTTGATCAGTTAGTTATTATTGAAAGCTCTCGGGATGTAATTAAAGAAATTCAAGGATACTTAAAGAAAGAATACGGTCTTGCTTCAGGGCTTACTCGCGCAACGGCCGTTGCCGTTTTCAAACGTAATAAAGAAGAGCTAGAAGAAAAAAATGAAACTATCTTGTCTCTTGTAAAACTTTGCGAATAATTTTTATTTGCTAGTTACCCATCAGTTAGCTTAATATAAAGTATACGTTGCCAAATGGGACGTATAATAATCTTGCTTTTAAGGAGATATAAATGACTACACTAGACGTTATTCGTCAAATCGAGGATGCAATTTTTGGTCAACTCGACTACCTAGCTTCGGCTAAAACTTTTCTTCCATATAATCTATATAAGAATGAAAAAACTGAAACCTACACACTAGAGATGGCAGTCGCCGGATATAATAAAGACGACCTGTCTGTAGAGTATGTAGATGGTAGGCTAACTGTAGAGGCTAAACCATCTACTGCTTATCCAGAAAACTCAATTCATTGGGTACATCAGGGTTTAACCAAAAAATCTTTTAAGACTATATTCCCAATCTCACCAGTATTTTTGGTGGATGAGGTATCACTCAAAGATGGTATGTTAAAGATTATTTTCTCTCGTAATCCAGAGAAAGTTACTAAACTACCAATTAAATAATTAAAAATTATTTAAAAAATTTAACTAACGACAGAGGGAGAGCAATCTCCCTCTGTTTTTATTTGACCTATACCTTAAAATAAGATAGTATTTAAAAAATGATAAATTATAAGACATTAGTTCTTAATGCTGACTATACTCCTATTAGTGTTTTACCTTTACACGTTATCAGCGCAAAACAAGCTGTTATACGTTTATTTGCTAGTACTTGTGACGTGGTGAATGATTATGGAGTTTTAATTAAAACTCCTAATCCAAATATTAAACTTAATTGGCCCTCAGTTATTATCCGTAAAGAATACATAAAAAGAACCCAAAAACCAGTTTTAACTAAGACCTCTCTACTCTATAGGGACAGAGGGCATTGTGCTTACTGTCAAGTAAAGTTAACTGTAGAAACCATTACTCGTGATCATGTTATACCCTTATCGAAAGGTGGTAAAGACGATTGGTTAAATGTAGTTGCTTCTTGCCCTACCTGTAACTATCTTAAATCAGATCACCTACCTATAGGTCGGTGGAAACCGGCTACTAAGCCATGGCACCCTACGCACGAACAATTAATTGAATTGAGAAAACTTTTTTCTATTACGGTTTATCATCCTTCTTGGGTAGATTACCTACCGACATGGAAAGGAGACATTAAAGTAATATGGAATTAATACTGGGTGTAATTATAACCATTTTATTTTTTATATTTTTGGTAGGATTTTTTGTGTCAGTAGTCGAGGTTGTAAACAATTTATTTAAATAATGATTAAAGCAATTATATTTTGTGATGGAGCCTGTAAAGGTAATCCAGGACCTGGAGGATATGCCGCTAAAATTTGGTATACTCATCGCGATTCTTTAGTAGTAACAGGCAGCGCTAAACTTACTACTAATAACAGGATGGAATTACAAGCAGCGATAGCTGGATTAAAAGCTGTCGAAAACGTAGACCTAATAGAAATTAATACTGATAGTCAATACCTTAAACGTGGTATAACTCAATGGATTATTTCGTGGAAACGTAATGGCTGGAAAACAGCCAATGGAAAACCTGTTAAAAATCAAGAACTCTGGAAAGAACTAGATTTTATATCATCTTACTTAAAAATAGAATGGAAATGGGTACCTGCACACTCTGGCATTCTTGAAAATGAAGAAGTTAACTCTTTAGCTTCTCGTATGTGCAGCATGGATAAATTTGATGACTAACATTATTGATTTTGTTGATAAAAAAAAGCAAAAAATAGAAGTAAACTCTTCTAAAGAAGAAATGTTAAAAGTTTTAGAGTCTTTAAAACAAATGATAGACGAAGATAAACTTACAGGATTTGTAGCAGTAGCTGTGGGTTCAGACGAAAAAATATTTTCTTCATTAGCTGGAAATTTTGATATAATTCATGTAATAGGGGGGTTTGAAGTGGTAAAACACTTCTTACTTACAAATTCTGATGTCGACGACGAAGATGATTAGTATTATCCTTTTAAAGATATTACTAGTTATGCTGTGGTTGATTTCATTAAGATAAAATGTTTGATTATTCTATATGTAAAAATATTACAGCGGAGACTACAGATAAAGGGCGCTTGTATAAAACACCTGATGGCAATTATCCTAGTGTAACAACTATACTTGGAAAAACAGCAAATAATATTTGGTTACAACGTTGGAAAGATCGAGTTGGAGAAGAAGAAGCTGCTAAAGTTTCTAAAGCTGCTACTGAAAGAGGTGAAATAGTTCATAGTTATCTTGAAAGATACTGGAATAAAGAAATTATAATTTCTGATCTTTTATTAGAGAACTCAACCACTCAAAAAATGATTACTAATCTTATTGAAGTAACTCAAAAAAATGTTACAGAAGTATGGGCTCAAGAAATTCCAGTGTGGTCAAAACAATTAAGATATGCAGGTAGAGTTGATATGTTTGGAGAATGGAATAAAGTTCCGGCTGTAATAGACTTTAAAACGTCTAAAAAGAAAAAACAAATAAAAGATATAAAAGATTATTTTATTCAATGCACTGCGTACGCATATGCTCATAATGAAATTTTTAATACAAATCTAAAAAAGATTGTAGTGCTTATCACGGTAGAAAATAATGATGTTCAAATTTTTGAGTCTCAAATTATGCCTTATATACCAGAATTAAAATATAGAATTTTACAGTATGAAAACCAGAAGAATATCTAAACAAGAACAAAAAGAATTACTAGATGCTTCTTTAACAGACGTTCAAAGAGCTTTTGTAAAAAGTTTAATAACTTATCAAAAAAAGTATCCTCAACTAAGCCAAAAACAATGGGAAATTTTTAAGAATATATATAATCAACATGTCCAAAGAATTAATTGAAGTAGAGGCCATAGTGCTTGAAGCACTGCCAAACGCAACGTTTAAAGTAAATGCTAATGGTAATACTTTATTAGCTTACCTTAATGGTAAAATACGTAAAAATAATATTCGTATATCCATAGGAGATAGTGTAAGAGTAGAGATAAGTCCTTATGACTTAAATAGAGGCAGAATAACTTATAGAAATGGGTAAATATTCTCTTAAATATATAATAGATAATAATCTAGCTAAAATTTATTCCACGGAACAATTAAAAGTATACACTCCTACATCTAATAATTTTATAGTAGACAACTCTAAAGATAAACCTATAAAATACGATTAATTACTTGGAGAACATTATGGCAAACTTTAAAGACGCTAAAAGATTACCTAGTGGTGCAGTTGAATATAGGGGCACTACTTTTCCAGGATTTAATAAACCACGCGCTTCTACTAAAGAAGATAAAAAACGTATGGTTTTAGCTAAAAAAGGTGATGAGATAAAGGTAATTCATTTTGGTCAAAAAGGCTATGGGCATAACTATAGTTCAGAGGCTAGAAAAAATTATCTTACTCGTAGCGCCGGAATTAGAGATAAAAGTGGACGTTTAACAAAAGACGATAAATTTTCTCCTAATTACTGGTCGCGTAAAGTACTGTGGGCCGGTTCTGGCGGTTCAAAACTTAGTAATCCGAGGAAATAATGAAAAAAATTCCTGCTGAAACACACGACGGTAAAAGAGTTGTAAAAAAGTATCTTGGATCTCTTAAAGGCACAGCTAGAACCGAAAGAGCTAAAGAGATTGTATCTAGAAGAGAACAGGCTAGAGCAGGTAATTATGTTTACACAGAATTTGAAACAGATAAGGGCGTTAAAACTAAGCCAAGTAAACATACTTTAGCTTATCAAAAACGTTATGGTAAAAAAAATGGCTCTAAAAAATAAACCCCAAGATAAAGGTTTAGCTGGAAAAGCTAAAGCTTCTAAAATACCTAAAAGTATATTAGAACAAGTTTATCGTAGAGGTGCTGCTGCTTGGGCTACCGGACACCGTCCTGGCGCTTCTCAAGAACAATGGGCAATGGCAAGAGTGAACAGTTTTATTACCAAAGGTAAAGGTACATATTATGGAGCTGATTCTGATCTTGCTAAAAAGGCTCGAGCAAGTAAAAAGAATTAGTTATTTACTAGTAGCTCTATAAATACCGTCCCAATCTTTTGAGGGCGGATTCTTAATATAATATTCACACCTTTCCAGCATCATGCTGTAATAAGCGTCCATATCTTTATGGGCGCTTTTTTGTAACTTTTTTGCCTGTATTATGGCTGCTCTAAAATCTGATTGTCTATATAAAGCTAACATTTTATTATGTTCATTTCTAAAATCTTCGTGAGAAAAGCGATCGGTTAAACCTAATACAGTATAGATATCTACACCTTGTTTCTTTCCTTTAACAGCAATTGTGTCTAATTCAATTATAAAGTATTCATCTGCAACGTACTCGGCTGTCTTGGGTCCAATGACTATCTTCACACCGTACGGTTTGGATTGTCCTTCAAGACGACTAGCAAGATTGACACTATCACCGAGGCAAGTATAGTCGAAACGTTGATCGCTTCCCATGTTTCCAACAACAACCACACCGGTATTAATACCAAGACCCATCCCAAAAGGAGGTACGCCTTCAGCAGCAATTTTTCTATTAAATTCATCTAAGTCTCCTAGCATACTTAATGCTGTTTTAACTGCGTTCTTGGCATGCTGTTTGTCGTCTAAAGGAGCATTCCAAAAAGCCATCTGAGCGTCACCAATATATTTGTCTAATGTACCAGAGTTATCTAATATCTTTGCGGTCATAGCTGTCATATAACGATTCATGATATTTGTAAGACCTTGTACATTATCTCCATAGTGTTCACTGATGCCTGTAAAACCTCGTACATCAGTAAACATAATTGATAACTCTCTGCTATCTCCACCTAGTTTAAGTAACTCTGGATTTTTCTGTAACTTTTCTACAAGATCTTTAGATAGATAAGATTGAAACTGTTTTTTAATCTGTTGCTTTAGCTTGAATTCTTTTATGAATCGGTTATACACTAGATATCCATAAAATAGAGTTCCTAATATTGTAGAAAAAGTCCAATCTATTAAATATTGATAGCTGCTAAATGCATAATAACTGATGGCAAAAGGCATACTTAATATACATACCGCCCATAACCCTACTATTGCTTTATTACATTTATCAGCTATTATTGCGCTAATTAACACTAAGCATATAAAAAATACAAGTTCTGCTAGATCTAACCAGTAAGGTCTAGTTATTTTATCTTCGTTCCATAAAGTTTCCCATGCGGCAAGACTTACTTCATGACCTAATTTAGTGCCGGCGGGAGTAGCTATTGTATTAGTTATACCCTCTACATTCAATGCTAAAACTACTATTTTTCCAGATAGGTCTCCCCAGTTAGCGTCTTTCCAACTTTTTACATCCCATTTCCAAGACCAGTCAATCCATAGTTCTCCTCTCTTATCTGGTTCTACTGAGAAGTTTTTATTTATAAATATATTAGATAGTCCTGCTTCGGTAACCTTAGCCCTGTAGTTTCTAGCGCCGTGAATTACTCTAGCCATTTCAAGAGGGAGAGAAGGATAAAATTTATTGCCAATCATTAACACAAGAGGTATTTTTCTTGTTATGCCGTCTATCTCAGGCACGGTAGTTATCATACCCATACCTTGTGTGTTTTTATAAATTTCTGGTATGCTGCCTATCCCTGCTTGGTATCTATAGAACCATTGTTCTTCTGTAGTCCCAACTATGGCAAAACCTTTGGTAACTAATTCGCCCTTACCTTTTAGTGCAGCAGACTGAGTACCAATTACTTTATTATCTATTATAGCTTTTTTTAAATCTTCGTCTCTTTCAAATCTATCTGCTTCTGCTAGTAGTGGGTATAATACTATTAGTTCAGCTCCATGGGCACTAGCTTTATTTATACCATCTGCTAGTAGATTTCTGGGCCAAGGCCATTGACCTAGCTCATCTATAGTGGGCTCATCTATTTCTATAATCACAGCTGTTTGACTAGTTTTAAAGCTTGATAGAGTTAATAATTGATCAAAGCCTCTTAACTTAGTTACTTCAACAATAGAAGGATCATATAGCTTTAAAGATATTCCTATAGCTAGAGCTGCTACAACTATAATTACTTTTTTCATTTTT